CATTTAGACTCTATCACACCTCAGATGTGGAAATTGTCTACATCAATTCCTGAAATGGTGAAACAAATAAATCGTGTATATGATGAGTTTGTAATACCAAAGAAGATACTACCATCAATGCGCTCAATGCAATTTGCAGGTAAGCCAATTGAAGTATCTCCTAATAGGATATACAACTGTGCATATCTTCCTGTTGAGCATATGTCTGCTTTCAACGAAACTATGTTTCTTCTATTAGGAGGAACAGGTGTAGGATATTCTGTTCAGAAGCATCATGTGGATAAACTACCTGTTATCAGAAAACCGCTAAGTGATAGAACATATCGCTACAAGATAGCCGATTCGATAGAAGGTTGGGCTGAAGCAATTAGAGTATTGTTTGATTGCTATACTGGTAAGAGAACAACATCTCCTAGATTCGACTACTCCGATATAAGACCAAAGGGCGCACCACTGAAGACTACTGGTGGAAAAGCACCCGGCAAATCGCCTCTAAAGAAGTGTATCACAGTAATACAAAGTATGCTAGATGATATGCATGAAGGCCACAAGTTAACTCCAATTCAAGCACATGATATAATGTGTCATATTGCCGATTCGGTATTAGCCGGAGGCATTCGTAGGGCGGCTCTAATCAGTCTGTTTAGTGCAGATGATGAAGAGATGCTTACTGCTAAAGCAGGAGACTGGTGGGAATTAAACCCACAGCGAGGTAGAGCCAACAACTCTGCTGTTCTCTTGAGACATAAGGTGAAGAAAGACTTCTTCTATGATTTCATGAAGACAGTATCAAAGAGTAAGAGTGGTGAACCTGCAATCTATCTAACTAATGATAAGGATTGGGGAACTAATCCCTGCGTAGAGATTTCTCTTAGACCCTATCAGTTTTGCAATCTCTGTGAAGTGAATGTTTCAACTGTATCAGGCCAAAGGGATTTGGAACAGAGAATAGAAGCGGCAACCATATTGGGAACATTACAAGCCACTTACACTGACTTTCACTATCTCCGTGAGGTTTGGAGGAAGACAACAGAGAAAGATGCGTTAGTTGGTATTTCTATGACTGGCATTGCTAGTAACAGATTAGAGAATTTAGACCTAGTGAAAGCGGCAATGTTAGTTAAGACAACTAATGCTACTTACGCCAAAATACTTGGTATCAATGCCGCCGCAAGAACTACTTGTGTCAAACCTGCCGGAACAACCAGTTGCGTTCTAGGAACGTCTAGTGGTATTCATGCATGGTATGGTGAACATTACATTAGGCGTATTCAGATAGGAAAGGATGAGGCAATCTACCCCTATCTCAAGGAGAAGATACCTGATTTGGTGGAAGATTATCGCGCCGGTTACAATATGGCTGTGGTTTCTATACCACAAAAAATACCATTTGACAATGCTATAATTCGTTCTGATGAAAGTGCTGTTATGATGCTTGATAGAGTTAAGCATGTTTCTAAAACGTGGGTTCGTAACGGGCATATATCAGGCAATAACACACACAATGTATCCGCGACTGTTTACGTTCATGATGTTGAATGGAAATCAGTTACGGACTGGCTTTGGAATAATAGAAAGTTCTACAATGGCATTTCTATGCTCCCTTATGATGGGGGTTCATATGAGCAAACTCCATTTGAGCAGATAACTGCCGAGCAGTATGATGATATGATGAAATCACTTCACCCAATTGACTTGAGTGAGGTTAAAGAAGAAGAGGACACCACAAACCTACAAGGCGAAATCGCCTGTGCAGGTGGAGTGTGTGAAATCTGAGATACTGATTAAGGAAGCAGACTTCAAAATCTGTGAAGCAATGTTGAAAAAAAGTGTCACTCCTTCTCAATTGAGTTGGTTAGAGATGAGATTCACTCTGTATAAACAGGGGCATCTCAGATACAATAGACTGTATCGTTCTATGGAGCGAACAGTAAAAGGTGGATATTCTACCTACAAGTCAATGGAAGACTTGGCGAAGGATATAGATAGAGACTGTTGGTATCTCCATAATTACGGAGACACCAATTGGTGGAAAAAAGAAAAGGAGAATAACAATGAAAATAAAATTTACAATCCCCTCAGTGGGAGATAGCAATAGTTCGATAAGTAGTAGTTTTCTATTCAGGACTTCAAAGAAAGAACTGTTTAGGGGTTTATACGATGATAAGGGTAAGACTAAGATATTGAACCAATTTGGAGAAATGCCAGTTAATGTTCCTAGACTCTCTATTAATGACCCTATGTTCAGAACTACTAGAGGTAAGGTGCAAGACCCTATCACCACAACGATGGCTGATAGGATAACTAACTTACTACTAACTAAAACTCAAAATAATAATTATATGAACACAATCACTTTCAAGTATGTTGATGGGGAAAGTTTGCTTATTTACGGAAGGAAAAGTAGTCAACACCACATAGACGGAATACGCATTTCCAAAAAAGACTTAGCAGTTGTTCTAACCAAAATAATAGTTAGGGCATCGTTTGTTCGTAGCACCCACATAATGGATAACTACATTGACAGAGTTATTCACTATCCACCTAACGTATTACATGCAATTGAGAACCGTTCACCATATAATTTCCATGTTGAGGGAACAAAGCAAGATGTTCTAATCAACACTAGAGTAATTAGCGAAACTGAATGTGCTTTAGAAATATCAGAAGGAATATGGGGGGCTATCACCCACAAAGACTTGAATGTGTTTCTAAACACGTTTAGGTTTGGTCAATCTAAATCAAAGACATGGTATAGAGTAACACCTAACGAACTATGGCGTTTGTTGATGGGTAATCCACCCACTGAGATTCAATCTAAACTATGCATAGCGTGGTTAATGCAAAACCGTAAGCAAGACATGGTAGAAAACCGAGCAACACAACTTCTACATGAAATGAATAATGAGTATCCTGAAATAGAGTTGGTTCAATTCAGAAATCCAACCAACAAGGCTCTCTTTGTGAGAGGTAAGGTTTGTGATTGGGTTATTGCTGATGAGAAGAGTGGTATGAAAATAGGAAGGCAGAATGTAAACACATATTTGATTGGCGCAAAGGCAGACGCTAACCATACAGGAAGTAAGTGGAAGGGACATAATCTAATTGGCCCAATATGTATTGATAACATGCACACTAACTCAAGCATTGGCGACCAACTCACTGCTAGGGCATTGGCATTAATGAATGATGTTTCAGCCAAAGGACACATATACACTATTCGTGAACAAGTAGATGCTGCGATAAACAGGGATGAGGAAACCCAAAAGTTACACAGACTGAACAGGGATGACTTAAATTCTTGGACTCAAGCCAAAGAAACGTCTTACATTACACGTAAGGCTAATGAAAAGAAAGCGGAGAAGATGGCATGAAGCATAGAGATGCACACTACTACTTAGGCATCATCAAAAAGGAGTTAAGCCTCTATGGTGACACACCACGCTCAATCGCCAATATCGCTTGGGCGGAACGACAACTTCTCGATATGATAGATGGGGTGAGCGCATGAAGTGTATTGAGTGTGATTCCTTAGAATCAACATTTGATGAACGACTCGGTTATCATACTTGTTCTGATTGTGGATTAGTTCTGAGTGTAGAGATATTTGAGACATCAGATAAGAAGAAACTTACTAATCCATTAACCTCTGACACTACTCACAACTTAGGTTCTCATATTTGGCGTGGTGATGAAGATAAATTTTCACGAAAGCATGGTTTAGTGTTTCAAAACATGAGAACTAAGCGAAAACAGTTCGTTAGGCAAGGAGACAATGAAACACATTCACTTTGTATGATGTTTATATCCCCATACAAGAGTCTAATGGCAGATAGGGATTTAGTTAGAGATAGAATAGAAAATTTATACCAACAACTACAACGACAACGAGTTCTCGTTGGCTATACTAGAGATAGTAGAGCCGCAGGTTTGGCATACTTCATGCTAAAGGATGAAGGAGCATATGTTTCTTTGAAAGAAATAACTAAAACAACTGGTGTGCCAACAAGGGAGTTGATTAGGAGTGCAAAGAAGATTGCTAAGTTCTTCAGAAAGAGCCATATTTTTGGTCAAAGGAATCTGAATCAAATGATTACTCGTTGTTTAGACAACGCTGAAACTCCTATTGAAGATAGGCAAAGTATCTATCGGTTAGTAGAATATATTGCTAACTATTATGATGCATTGAATATGCGATTTGCTGATAGTGAAGTAGCAGCATCAATTTGGATAGCAGGAAAGATGACAGGAGAGACTATCCTCCAAAGAGACGTTCAGGAAGCAATGAATGTTAGTGTAGTAACAGTTAGACTACAAGTTAGAGCAATATGCACTACACTGAACCTAGATAGTAAGAGATTAAAACAATACAATGTAAATGATGTAATTAATGGAGTGAGAATATGATTGATAAAATCAACATATCTAATACAACTCTATCTACATTCAGGGATAGACACCGTAAGTTCGATGCTAAACAAGCGAAGAGGCATGACTTTGGACAAGCACACTGTGTGAATTGTGATGAGGTATTTATCAAGAATCACCCGCGCACAAAACTTTGTTCCAAAGTATGTAAGCGTGAGAGGAAGATTGTGATGGAACGCAGGTATCGCAAAGAGAACACTGAGACGTATAGAGAGAATAAACGCAAGTGGCGCAAAGAGAACCCTGAGAAGCATAGAGAGTATAACCGCAAGAATTACGAGAAGAATCCTGAGAAAAAGAGAGCAAAAGGTCGCGAGTATTACAAGAAGAATCGTGAGAAGATATTAGCGCAAAAGCGTGAGTATTACAAGAAGAATAAAAATGGAGGCGAAGAAGAATGAGAAAAATAATGATAATTGGAGCAGGAGGAATAGGGAGTTACTTAGTTGACTTTCTATCTAGAATTGGAATATACGACATAACCGTGTTTGATGATGATAAGGTGGAGAAGAAGAACATCACCTATCAGAACTTTCATAAGAATCACATTGGTCTATTGAAGACTGACGCACTAACAACAAGGTTTGCTGTCAAGGCAGAACCCTATCAAGTGCTTGTCGAGAAACAACTCAAGGGATATGACCTAGTGATTTGTTGTGCTGACAACTTAGCAGTAAGGCGATTACTATATCGTCAAGGCTATGGTGATGATGCAAAGATACACTGGTTAGACCTTAGAGCGCAAGGGCGTAATGCCGCATTGATTTCCTACAAGGTTAACATGAACTTAGTTGATGACCTACTAGCAGGAGCAGAAGGGTCATTCAGTTGTCAGGGTGGAGATTGGGATGGTTCACCACAGGACATTAACTGTATGCAAATTGCAATTGCAGGAATGGCAACTCAGTGGATTCAGAGATGGTGGCAAGACAAGATTAACGTTGCAGACAAGATGGTGTTTAACGTATGAGGGCAACATCGAAAGTTCACGTAGAGTATGAGGTGTTAAGACACTTACTTACTAGAATAGATTTGTCTGAATTAGAAAACAAGATGGTTAATGATTTCAAGAATGATAAGAATTACGAAACTCTAGCAAAGCGTTTTGCAGATGGTTCTGATTCTATCGCCTCTACTCTGAATAACATGGTCAATAGTAGATTACACAGGTTGCCTAAGAAGCATCCTGCTTACAGGGGGAAGGAAGAATGATTGACACAGACAAATACGAGAAGATGACTTGGGAAACACCATCGGATGAATTAGAGGATGCAATAGAGAACCTGCTTGCAGAAGTCAAGCGGCTGCGGAAATTGACCGCGTTCTTGCGCCGCACGAATAAGCAATTTAAACCAACATATCCTGTTTGGGGTGAAGAGGAATGAAATTTATTCATTTTTCTATTCTTGATAAGACACTATGTGGAGCAGAAGAAGAGTTAGTTCCTGAACACTTAGTAGAAACAAGAAGGTTCTGTAATGATTGTGTTCAGGTTATGTGGAAAGAACAGTATAAACGTAGAATACTATCCCCCCAACTCAAGAAAACTAAACTTCCTCCTAGTAAGAGGGAGTCATTAGAACTTCCACTTACTAGTAGATTCAAACCATTAATAAAATACATGAGGTGAAAAAAAATGGATAGAGAAAGAAGAGAAAACATGGTTCTGTTAATGCAATTAATGCAGAGAAATAGTAAACATGACACAGAAAGATTAGCGCGAATGGAGGAAGAATGATGAGTTTGACAATTTTTACGGCTACATGGTGTGGGCCATGTAAACAAATAAAAACATGGTTAGAATCTAATGGTGATTTGGATAAGTTTCATTTTGTAGATATTGATAACCCTGATGGAACTATTCCTCTAGGGGTTAAAAGTGTTCCAACTCTAATTGACACAGAACATGAGAAGATTATTTCAGGTGCTAATTCGATTATTGATTATTTGAAAGACAGTAGGTTATGAAAATGAAATGCGATATGTGTAATGGAGAGATGAAGAATGAGTAAAGAAGAAGAGAAAATAGAAGATATTGATGAAGGAATGGTAGATGAAATGATTAACGTAATATCAACTGATGGCTATTACGAACAGGCAGAGATAGTGAAAGTAACATGTCCTGCCTGTGGTGAAGAGTTCTTAGGAACAAAGAGACATGCAGGTGGATTTATTGCAGGACATCAAGCCTATCATGAATTTATCAACAAGCAGGATTTAATCATAGATAATTTGGGGGGAGCATGATGAGTGAATGTATGGGTTGTGAAGCAGTTGGTCAATACGGCCACGAGGTTCTACTAGACGACTACGGTTACAAACTCGCCTACATCTGTGTTGATAATGGCTACAAGTATGACACTTGGAGAGGGGTTGATTCCTCTATCACGCTGAGATGTGAGTATGACTGTTCCGAGTGCGGTGAGATATACGAGGTGGTAGGATGAGTAAGGATGAATGCCTGAAAGAAAAATTCGCTCACGCAAGAATTACAGTATTATGCAGTTGTAGCAAATGCGAAAATAAGAAGGTGGACATATGAGTAGAATGGGAAGAAGATTTCAAGAAGTGCGTGATTCGTATGAACAAGCACTATTGGATGGAACGATAAATGAGCATTTGACGTTCTCTGATTGGCTACAATTGGAAAGAGCGTCTAGTAAAATTAAGGAGGAAGAGTAAATGGGAGCAGGAAAACGAGGGTATGATTTACCCTATGAAGAAAATAATGGAGATGAAAAAATGAATGAAGAAATAGATGAAAAAATGAATGAAGAAATAGAAATAACAGAAACGATGGAAGACTTTGATTGGAAAGGACACATACGAGATGTGTTTGGAGATGTATGTGATGATATAGAATTCCTATATCCAAATAACTCAACAGAGATATTTCTAACAGCAATATGGAAGATGTCTCTCGATGCGTTAAAGGGAATGGAAGTGCAGGTTATTGTTGATAACAAGGATGACTTGTATATCAGTAGTGGCAACCCATCCTTTGTGTCCTTTGAAGGGCATGAAGATGAGTTGGTTAATGGCTCTGCAATGCAAATTCCGATTAAGTGTTGGATACACACCCACCCATTTGGACATGCATATTTCAGTGGAACGGATTGGAAGACCATAAACACATGGAAGCCTATCCTAAAGTCTGCAATTGTGTTGGGAGATAACCAATACCTTGCATTCAACCCTGAGACTATACTAGCCAAGAAGGTGTTTTATGGATTACTTGAACAAGAAACAACGTATACTGGAAGTGAAGAGGAATGAGACGCAGACACTCCACAACTATATCTGATAGAGCAACACTGAGAAATGCAATACAATATCTAAAAATTATCGAAGATATGCAAAAGACCAACCCTGATTGGTATATGAAGGAATTTAGAAAGCATGAAGATTGGAGTATAGGATTAACACACACTATTTCTGAAGCAGAAAAGTGGGCAGGTTCTGAGTATTTTGTTGGTGGTGAAGAGGAATGAGTTTTCACCCGCGAGTAATTAAACTCCCGACTAAATCGGGACTGACTACACTCAAGGTGAGCGACATTAGTGCGCTATGTGTTAATGAGGTTCAGCGAGGTATGTTGAAGAAGAATACATTTGATGTAGATATTCATATGGTTAGTGGTAGTATTTTTACTGCTACATTTGAAGAAGCGGATTTACTTACCTTTCAAGAGGCAGTATTCCCAACAGTAAAGGAGAATGAAGAAAATGAATAAGAATAAACAATTAGTAGAAGAAGCAACTGACCTTGCTAAAGGTGTGAAACTCTTAGTAAAGGATTTGAAAGAGATGACTGATTTAGTTTGCCACATGAGAAAGATGCTAGAAACCTGTATGGTTGAGAAGAATGGTATCTATGAAATGGTTGACTATGATAGTAAGAAACTAGTCAGAGCATTTGAAATTATGATGGAAGTTCAGCATGAAAAAGACCTTTTGAGGGAACTAAAGCGACAAGGAAAGACTGAAAACCTACACGTAGAGGGCGAACCATATGTCTATGATGTGCAGGATACACCATCAATAGATGATTTTTATGGAGATGAAGAAGTATGAGTGAAGACAAAATAAAGGAATTAGAAGACAGAATCGCTGAATTAGAGCGCATGTGTGTAGACCCCGAAAAAGGAGATGTGCAGGATAGGCTTCTATCCTTAGAATGTGACTTAGATAAGTTTCTGATACGTTCAGAAAATATCGGACAACTACTTGGAATGATACGAGACACAGCACAATATGTGGCCGATAAGGAAGGGGTCGCTCTATACACTGTTGCTGATACCACACTAAGGAGGATGGAAGCATGAACTACACGAAAATACTAGCACTACTAATGATGACAACGCTACTAACTGGATGCACCCTACCTTCACCTGAAGAGGTGTATGGTTCTGAGGAAGAAGCACCAAAGGATTGGATTACTGTTAGTGGTTCATTCACATATCTAATCAATGATGTAAATAACTCAACACAGGAAACCGTTTGGGTAGATGTCAATACCACACATGGTATGATTGAGTTAGACTATTTTCACTACAATGTAACACATCTTAGTTTCGACATAGTGAATAACTCTGTATTGTTTAACAACTATTCGTTTTACATTACAGGACACTTAGACCAAGATGGCCTCCTTTGGAATACAGGATACGCACCACAGTTTGGCAATGCCACACTTATGTTTGCTACATTTCCATTTGACGTAACCGTTGAATATGAAATGAAGTATCGTGTATGGAATGGTCGAGAATGAAAAAGAAAGCAGTAACTGTCCAGTTTCCAACTCCACTACCTGCGGAGATTCCCTGTCCTATTTGTGAAGGGAATAAATGTAAGGTATGTGAAAAGAGTGGTAAAATAAAATTGGTGGTTGACGCTAAAGTGCCTATTCAAAAGGCATTGATTGTGAAGTATGTGGCTAACAATATCAGTTCAATCAGTTCTGACTTGTCTAAGCATTACGGCTTAGTGCCGGAGATAGAGACAATGGAAGTGTTTGAGCATCCTGAGAATAGAACATATGAGATAATCAAAGTTAGCAGTCTAGGTGGAGTAGTGTATATTGCATCTAGAGTAGATGATGTTGAGGGCATACGAACCTTCACTTCGCTAAAGGAATTGAATAGATTTAAGGAAGGTTGGTATGCATGAGTGATGATTTTGAAACAATAGCAAGAATACCTAGAAACGCTACATCGGAGATGTTAGTGAAAGCAGGAACATACTGGAAGAAAGATGTCGTAGACATTAGATGGTATAGTGATGGTAAGCCCACTAGAAAGGGCATAAGAATAAATATGGAAGAGTTAGACACGTTAGTAAAGGCGTTAGTCAAAATAAACAATAAGAATAAGGTGAGTAAGGATGAGTCTAATTAGATTTGCAAGAATGTGTGAAGCAATAGAACAGCAGGATAGAACAACTGATAAAATTACAATAATAGATGAGTCATTGAGTTCATTCTCTGACCCTCAACTTGTTTTAGATATTCTATCATTGAACATAGACAAGAATAACATCGGTAACAAAAGAGCCGTAACTTGGTTAGCCAATTCTTTGCAGATGTTTGAGGATGAAGTAAACACTCAAGCAGATATTTGGGGTGATTTAGGCGAAGGACTCAAGATGTTCTTAGAGGATGAATGGAATGAGGATTCTAATTTAACAATCAGGAATCTATATTCTATTCTAACATTGGATTGTTCTTCTATCAACAGTAACTCATACACAACAATTAGTGAGTCACTAAATGAAATGTCTGCATTAGAGGTTAAGTGGTTTATCCGCTATTGGCTTAGGCATCCGAGAAACGGTATTGGAACTAAAGCAATGGCTAGAGTATTGAAGAGGAGGTTTCCAACTGAGGAAATTGATTCATACCTAAAGATACATTCCGCCTCTGAGGTGTTTAGGTATCTTTCAAATGGAAATACCCCACCTACAATAACAGGGGTTGGAAAATATATCCCATGTTCTCTTGCTAAGAAATACAAATCTCCGTATAAGACACCTGCTAGTTACATTATTGATTTCAAATATGATGGTAATAGGTATCAGATACACAGAGAAAGAGACAGTGTAATTATATTCAACCGTAAAGGTAAGGTCGTAACAAGACAGTATCCTGATGTTGTTGAATTAGTTAAAACATTCAACGCAAGCACTTTCATCTTAGACACTGAAATATATCCAGTGGAAAGAGAGGGGTCTAATGTTCCTGCGGAGCATAAGAAATTAGCAACAAGAGTTCATTCTAAGGACACTGAAAGTGCAGTTCACGATTGTCCAGTTCACCTTGTTATCTTTGACATATTGTTTTACATGGGAACTAATTTAGTAGAGAATCCATATAGAGAACGATTGATGCACATGCCGGATTTCCCTTCGTGGAATAGAGCAGACTCATACACTGATGGTGATATTGAAAAAGCATACAATATGGCGATTAACGAGGGCTTTGAAGGAGTTATGATTAAAGATTTAGAAGCCCCGTATAACGCAGGTAAAAGAACTAACTCTATGATGAAACATAAGCCACCTAGAATTGATTTAGACGTTGTAATTACGTCTGCCAAATATGGTGATGGAAAGAGAAGGAATGTGTTTGGTTCATTTGGAATCTCTGTGAAGGATGATTCTACCCCTACTGGTTTTACACCAATAGGTTCGGTTGGCACTGGATTATCAGAAGGTGATTTAGTGTATCTAACAACTGAGTTGAAGAAGATAGTGGAGAAATATGACGCTGAAACCTTCCATGTGTTACCTAGAATAGTTCTAGAGATTACATGTGATTTGATTTCTAGAGATTCAGACGGCAATTATGGACTTCGTTTTCCAAGAGTGCTTAGAATCAGACAGGATAAATACGCTAAGGAGTGTAACTCCATGTTAGACGTTCAGATGATAGCATAGGGTAAACCTTTATGTGCCTATAATTACGGGAGATAAACATGTGGAACTTGACTTCTGTTGTTGGTCTTAACAAGGACATAATTACAGGGGTTTGTGCTATTCTTGCAAAGCCTGTATCTGTGGTAAACAAAGACAAGAACCATGACTTGGGCTACAAGGTGAAACTATCCATTGTGATAAGAGGAGACATGTTCCTCTTGCAAAAGATACAACGGGTCTTCATGCAGAATGGGATATATTCAACTATCAAAGACGTTGAATCAAAAGTTAGGCCAAGACCCATATTGAGGATAGGTAGATTAGAACACATACGCAATTTCGTAGAAGCCTATATTCCTGATGCACATGACTCTTTGCTAACAATTGGTAGTGAAGAAAGTAAGGATAGTTGGATGCGGTTTCTAGTGATACTTTCGATAGTAGAAAATAAGAGACATAGAACTGCAAAGGGATTAGATGAAATCCTCAGAATGAAGGGGGTTCTCTAAATGCTATGTGGTCGTTGCAATAGAAGAGAAGGGGATAGTAACTACGAGACGCTATGTTCTATTTGTGCAATGGAAGTGATGAGGGCTAACCTATCAAAATCTCCTGCTCTCGCATTAGCACTTACTGATGATGAGGTTATCAAGAACCATTTGATTAGATTACTAATGGATGGTTGTAGAGAATGTGGAGATAAGCACTTTGGTTTTGAGGTCGGAGTGCAGGAAGAAGAACAACTCAAATGGTATGTAGCAAACATACAATGTGGAAATTGCCACAGTAGTTACAGAGAAATAATGGAAGTGAGAATGAATGAGCCTAATACAGACGGCGAATAAACATATGAATAACAAACCAATGATAATAGTAGGGAACACACTAATGGATAAGATGGACAAAGCACTGTCCTTAGTATCAGATAATCCTATTATCATGTATGCTAATGAATATGACATTACTGATAATTATAGCATCCCCATAGAGAGGGGAATAATTATTGATGAAGTGCATTACAAACCTAAAACTGATTTGATAAAGAAAACCATGTTAGAGTATGGTGGTCAGGTTATTCTCATTTCGGATAATCAGAAATCAGTGCCGAAGGTTATATTCTCTTTATGCAAACTAAAGAGAGCAGGTAAGAAGATAGAGCAAGAGATGATTTCACCTAGAGCAGTAGAACCTAAGAACTACGAGATTGATATATTCCCTATGATTAGTGAGTATTTGAAAAACCCAAACAGGGATGAAGTAGCAACTATGTTGAAAATATCAAAGCCAAGTGATATTCATTTCTTATCATGGTTAGTTCCAAACATTCATCCTAACAGGTTGTCTTTTGTGGATAACTCTGTTAAGAGAAGGTGGCCTATCTCATACTTCTATGAGTTATTGTCCTATGCACATACTGGTAGGATGAGTCGTAAGATGAAGTTACCAACAAAAGGGGCTTATTCCAAACTACCTAGTATTGCTAGGAGATTGGGGCTAAAGGCTCATGAGTCATATTTACTAGATGACTTACTAAAGAATGAACAATTCAAAACATTCGCTAAAACAAGATTAAACAATGGCGAGTGTAGGCTTCTCAATTTAGGAGAGAAGAAACGTAGAAAGAAAACAGATGTAATTATCCCACAACAAGGATTAGCGGAGTGGTTTTGAATGAGTATTGAAAAGAAATGTGTGCAATGTGGAGAACTTGTGCCATATTATGGGCGCGGAAGACCAAGAATTAGACACGATTCTTGTATGACTAAAAGGCAAATAAGACAAAGGGAATACATAAGAGAGTATTTTAGTGTGCGCTACAAGACATCTGAATTTCGTGATAAAATACGTGCATCTAATCGTAAGTATAGAGAGAATAAACGCAGTGAAAGACCTCGTAAAGAATTATCTCATGATGAAGAAATGGAGTTATTTCACATGCATATGCGTGACTTACAGGGGGAGGAATAGATGCCAAAATATAGTGTTCATATACGAAATGAAAATGTAAAGAAGTGGGAGGCTCTCACTGAAAGAAGTGCATGGATTAACAATATCTTATCATCGTGGTCTATACAAGACCTTGAGAAACTAAAGAAGGAAAACTCCTATTCAAAACTTGAAAGAAGAGTGGCTAAGTTAGAGAGGAGGAATAAAAATGATTAATAAAATGGAAATGGTATGTGGTTCATGTTTACATGTGTTACCACATCACTACACTAAGAGAAGAAACTTAGTTTGTTCACGATGTGGACATGTAAAGAAGGTGAATGAATGAGTGAATTATGGACTGAAAAATATAGGCCAACCACGCTTAGTGGTATAGTAGGACAATCTGATTTTGTGTTAGACGCAGAACATTGGGTAGTCAACCGTAACATGCCTAACGTTATTCTCTATGGTGTTGCAGGAACTGGTAAAACAGCAGCAGCAATATCATTAGTCAATGATTTATTGGGAGAAGATAAACAAGGAAACTTCTTTGAGATTAATGCATCTGATGATAGAAAGTTAGAAACTGTCAGAACTAAGATTAAGGAAATTGCATCAACTAAGAGATTAGGTGAAGCACCATTCAAAATTATTTTACTAGATGAAATGGATGGGATGACTAAAGATGCTCAGAATGCTCTCAAGAGAGTGATGGAGAGATATGCTGATAATTGCAGATTTGTGATTACTTGTAATGACAGGCATAAGATAATTCTACCACTACAATCTAGGGCAAGTAACTATGCTTTCAATAGAATCGAATCAGGTTTGATGTTGGATATTTTGTCTGATATTTTGGCAAAGGAAGGCGTAAAACGCTACACTGAGAGCGAGTTAGAAAGGTTCATTACCTACCTATCGGGAGACTTAAGACGAGGAATCAATGAATTACAGGCATCCTCATCGAGTAATCGAAGCCTTGATAACCAAATAAATAGAAGTCTACAACCATACTCTGAAATAATGAAAATGATATATGAAAATGACTATGATAATGCTTTAGAGAAGGTGCATAAACTGATTTACACTTCAACAGACATGAAAACTATCTGCATTAATTTGCACGATATTATCATAAAGTCGGATACTACGCCGCAGTCTAAGTTCAAGATGCTCCGCGTGGTCGGAGAGGCAGAATGGAGAAGTAGTAATATGACTCCTAAAGTTCTAGCATCGTGGATGATAGGGCAGATGATTTGATGGAAGGAGTGGCAATTTTACTAGGATTTATCGTGTTAAGATTTTTTGTGAGATTTGAAAGTAGAGGAAGGAGGAGATGGTAATGAGTAAATTAGATATTAACGAAGACGGTGTAGTGGATTTGAAAGATGTAGAACATCTACTACTACGCTATGAGATTATTGTGTTTGGCGGTGCATTGCTGATTGTGCTGCCTATATTGAATACACTAAATTATATCAGCGTAGATTCCAACTTCTTTTGGATATTGTGTGGCTTAGTCATGCTGACAGAAGGACTAGTGGAAATAAGAAGAGAAAAAAAGAGAATAAAAGAAATGGAGGAAACCCAAAATGAATGAAAATGAAGTAAAAGAAATGATTGCAAAAACAGCGAATGCTATCGGCATGTCCGATGCAGATGCTTTAGCGAGGTTTGATGACATCTGTCAGAAGAACGCCGTTGTAGTATCTGATGAGCCAAGATTGGCTCTGAATCTGTGGAAGGAGTTTTACAACAATGCGCTAAGAGCGCAGAAGAAAACTACTGACACTGACACCCCAAGAAGTAGTGGTGGATTCTACAAACAAGCATTCGGTTTCTTTGTTTCGCTAGACGAAGCAAGAGACATGTTGGCAAGAAAGAATGAAACAATAGTTGCTGATTACAGGAGAGATAAGGATACTTCCTTCTCTACTGGTCAAGTAGCCGTGTTTACCGATAGTGATGGTAAGTATGAAGGAAGACTGATGAGAGATGAACAAGAACTAGTCAAGGTAGTAGAGAAACTACCTGCTAACCACGTTGATATGGAAGATGGAACTTATGTTGTTCCTCTTGACACTAATGACGCTGAGTGGAACAAGTCAAGATATGGCAAGCCACTAGGTGAGTCTGAGTGGAGGCGTTCAGGAGTCTTCATCGGAGAAGTGGAAGGAAGAATGGGGAAGTATTACTTTAACTACAAGGGCGAGTCAACTAAGGAGTTCACTCCTAAGACGTTCACCTTCGTTCACTTTGACTGCATCATTAACTCAAATGATGGTAGTAAGATTCACGGTGGAAAGAAAAGAACCCTTGAATCTCTAGTTTACAACAGTGAGTTGTCAGATGACGATACACGTAAGCAAGACACATCGGACATAAACATGCAAGATGCATTAATGGAATATAGTGAGGGTAATTACTGCCCCATCATTGACTTAGATGCATCACATGCAGGAGTTATGAGTAAGGAATATAACGATAGATTCGTGTTCACCGATGGTGATGTTTCTACCATAAACATGAACCCCACTAAGAACGGGAACAGATACTTTGTGTTGGCGGATTTTAATTCGCAGTTCTCCCTTGATGATGCCGACCTAACATGTTGGACTCCACCGCATATTGCGATTGAGTTCGGTGCAGGTTCAAAGGTGGTTGTTGTAGGAAGAACTTCACAGGGAACTGATGATGATGGTAACTTACGCCCCGTTTCACTTAACGTGAATGGGATTCTCGTAACAAAGGCTAGGGGTGGAAGCCCTGATGAGATAACTCATATCGAGGATGACTCGGATGGGTTTGACGACGACTGGACACCAGTCTGAATACGCAACTGTGTAGCCATACACCCATTGTTGGTCTTAGGGGTGCAATGCCCCTAACTCAAAGAGTTGATAAAATGAATAAAGGATATTACAATGAATACAAGATTACCTCTTACGCAGAAGATGATGATGTTATACATGGTCAGTCTTATGCGATAAGAGCAAGCAACATTGATTTTGTTACATGGAAACAGAACAATGACACACGTAGCGAGTATTGGATGAAATTACACACCAAATCCAGTAAGGAAATAAGAATAAAGGTAGATTTAGATGGCCTAAATGAAATACTGGCAACAGTAGGCAATAGAATGGTCAACCACACTGAAAGGAATAGGAATGAATATGAGTTGGACAAAAAATACAAATGAAACAAAAACGTATGAAGAAAGAAAGCAAGAAAGACTGGTGCAGATAATGCATAAGGCGAAAGTCGCCATATCTTACATGTGTCTTGGCATTTGGGGAGAACCCAAATCAGCCAAATCAGCAATAGCAATGGACATATTATCTGATGAAGACATTAAGAACGACATGAAGGTATACGTCTTTGACTTTGACAATAGAGCAATTGATGTTAAACGAAACCACTATGACAATATAGACAATATCATAGTAGACAATCCAATAGTAAGGAAGGATGACAGTTTAGTTGACTTTGATGCTACTATGGAAAATGCAAGAACCTTCTATGAGATGGCTTTAGAGTGTCTACATGAAGGTAAACTAAAGGCAGTTATTGTTGATGGTGCAGACAAACTTCTAACTGATGTATGTGAGACTAAGATGCGAGAGAAGCATAAGATGGATGCTGATACAGTTATCAAGCAACCTCCATATGTTTGGGGAGATAGGAATACTCCTTACAAGAACTTCTTGCATAAGCAAATACTTGAGATGCCTTGTCATAGAATAGTGATAGCACATTCAAAAGACAAGTATGCTGGCAATCCCAACCCTGTTGGTGTTGAGGCCAATTGGCATTCAACAAC